GGTTGCGAATAGGGAGTCTGCTTCGGAGAACGGTGGTCTACTGACTGAGGCTGCGCCTATGACAGGTAGTGCACAGTTTTCGGGATATGATCCTGTTCTAATTTCGCTCGTTCGTCGTTCGATGCCCAACCTGATCGCTTATGACGTGATGGGTGTGCAGCCGATGACAATGCCCACAGGTCTTATTTTCGCCATGCGTTCATACCTATCTGATGATGCTATTGATATCACAGAGTCGGGTGACGTTGAAGCGTTCTATAATGAGCCAGACACCGATTTTTCTGGTGGTGGAACTCATGCTGGAACTGACTTCTTCAATGCTGGCGCTCATCAAACTGGTTACACTGCTGGTGTTGGTAATACAACAGCTGCTGGTGAGGCTCTTGTTGGTGCGACTGAAATTCCTGCGATGGGTTTTCGTATCGATAAGGTGTCTGTAACTGCTAAGACTCGTGCCCTGAAGGCCGAGTATACAACTGAACTGGCGCAGGATTTGCGTAATGTTCATGGTCTCGATGCTGAATCAGAGCTTGCGAATATTTTGGCAAGTGAGATTCTTTCTGAGATTAACCGTGAGGCAGTTCGACACATTTATATTACTTCTAAGGTCGGTGCTCAGACTGGTACAACTACAGCTGGTATCTTCGACCTTGACACCGACTCAAGTGGTCGTTGGTCAGTTGAGAAGTTTAAGGGACTCATGTTCCAGATCGAACGTGAGGCTAATGGTATTTCTAAGGACACTCGTCGAGGTAAGGCTAATATCCTTATCGTATCGTCTGATGTTGCTTCTGCTCTTCAGATGGCTGGTGTTTTGGATTACGCTCCTGCTCTTGATCAAGCAGCTGCTCTTAATGTTGATCCTGCGGCTTCGACATTTGCTGGTATCCTGAATGGTCGCTATAAGGTATACGTTGATCCGTATGCTGGTGCTGTTGACTATTTTGTTGCTGGATATAAGGGATCGAGTCCGTTTGATGCGGGTATCTTTTACTGTCCATATGTACCGCTGCAGATGAGTCGTGCGATGGGTGAGAATTCGTTTCAGCCGAAGATTGCATTCCGTACTCGTTACGGTATGTCTTTGAATCCTGTTTATAACGGTATTCTGGCTGGTAACGATCCTCAATCAAGTCCTCTTGACCCTGCGTCAACGAGTGGTCCGGATGCACGTGGTGCGAACATCTATTACCGTCGCTGCCGTGTGAACAACTTGCTCTAAATTAGAGTATATCGCAAAATAATTAAAGTGGAGTTCTTCGGAACTCCACTTTTTTTTAGCTCAAATTTAATGGTGGAAGGATCAGAAGTATAAGACCTAAATATAGATATGGCTACAATTAGTTCCAGTAAATTTAATCTATCAAGGTCGCAAAATGCCGTTCTGACTATTGAAGGTGAAAAGATCATTTCATACTTTTTGCAAAATTTTAATTTACCTGGCATGTCAATTGGAGTCGCACCAGTCGCAAACCCATTTAAAGTTCACAATGAGCCTGGCAGCACTTTAACATATGAAGATTTAGAAGTTGAATGTATTGTGGGTGAAAATTTTGACAACTGGAAAGATTCGATTGATTGGTTGAAGACTGGTGCCGATGGATTTACACATCGTACAGTGGCCAATAAAAATATGTTACGAAGAAGTGGATCAATTGTTTTACTAACAAATAATGGGAATCGATTTGGAGATATTGGCATCTATAATATGTTCCCCATAAATATAAGTTCCATTTCATTTGATATGCAAGATGCTGAACCAACACCATTAACATTCACTATGACTTTGAGTTATGAATCATATAAAGTTACTTTCGACACTAATGCTGACATTTAGTTGACTTTTTAAGAGAAGTGTGGTATAATACTTAGAGTATGATTTCACAGATATTGGAAGAGTGGGAAAAGGATAGTGTTCTTGACGCATCCAATCTAGATAAGCAGTCACTGGATATCCCGCAGCTACACGCAAAATATTTAAAGCACCATTACAAAATACAAAGTGAGTATAGAAACGCTAAGGATCTCTATAAAGAGTGGGAACAGATATCGTATAAGTATTATTCTGGTCGTATGAGTATGGATGAGTTGAAAATATTAAATTTAAAGCCATTCCCACATAAGGTATTGAAGAATGACCTTACACGATACATAGAAAATGATGAGAAGGTAACTAAATATAAGAAGAGGATGAATCAGCTGGAAGACGATGTTAAGATCATGGAAAGTATTATAGATAGTATCAATCGTCGTAGTTTTCAGATTAAGAACTATATTGATTTCATGAAATTTAGTAATGGAATGATTTAATGAATAAGACATTCTTAAAAATTCAATTGTTTCTTTATGATAAGTGTTAAATACCAAAATGCCACTCACATGGTGGTCACATCAGAATTTTCACATACAGTAGAAGAGATATCTCAGTATTTCACTATTACAATACCTGATTCTCAGTTCATGAGAAAGGGGCGTCGTAAGTATTGGGATGGTAAGCTTAGATTATACAACAAAAGAAACTCAACACTTTATATTGGACTTCTCAAGAATCTTATTGAGTTTGCCAAAGAGCGTAAGTATGATATTGATATAGATGATAACTTAATTCCAGATGAAAATTGGACATTAAAAGATCTTGATGAATTCTTACGTTCTCTATCACTTCCAATCGAAATGCGTGATTACCAGAAAGATGCTCTAATAACCTGTATAAATAAAAGAAGATGTGTTATAGAGTCTTCAACTGGTTCTGGTAAATCTCTTGTTATATATTCACTTATACGATATCTTAAAGAGCGTAAAATATTACTCATAGTTCCAACGTTGACTCTTATATCACAAATGCGTTCTGATTTTATTAAGTATTCAGAAGATGACAAATGGGATTTTGATGATAATGTGCATGTGATTACAGCTGGTGTAAACAAAGAATCGAATATTAATATTTTCTTGTCTACGTGGCAATCATTATATAATTTGGATAAATCTTATTTTGATCAGTTTGATTCTGTTATTGTAGATGAAACTCATCTTGCTCACTCAACATCATTTCGTCACATACTTGAGAATTCAACAAATGCAGATGAGAGATTTGGTTTTACTGGCACACTTCAGGAAACAGAAACTCATGTAATGACTATACTTGGTTTACTTGGCCAAGTTAAAAAGGTGACAAATACACAGGAATTACAAAGAAAGAAGATTTTATCAAACATTAATATAGATATGATCCTCTTAAAATATCCAGAAGAAATGTGTAAGAGGGTCGTTGAGCTTAACTATGACGAAGAGATAGATGTTATTCTTGAAAACGAAGAACGAAATGAGCTCATACTCAATTTAGCAAAAAGAGGCTCTGGAAATATAATAATATTAACGAGCCATGTTAAGAAATCTGGAGCTAAATTATATAATCTAATAAATGAAAATAATGTAGAAAATAAAGATGTTTTTTTTATATATGGTGAGACTGAACGACAGATTAGAGAAGAAGTAAGATGGTATGCAGAAGAAAATGATAATGTTGTTATTATTGCAACATATCAAGTATTTTCAACAGGGGTAAATATAAAAAACTTACAGACAATACTTTTTGCTATTGCCGGTAAGTCAAAGATTAGAAATTTACAATCTATTGGAAGGGGGCTACGAACACACGAAAATAAAGACCACCTTAAATTAATCGATATAGGTGATGACTTTAGATATAAAAGTAAGGTAAATTATGCTTTCAAACATTTTGAGGAAAGGTATAAATTGTATATAAAAGAAGGATTTCCTGTCAACATAGAGGGAAAAGCAATTTCTTATCATCCAATCATCAACGTGTTAAGCAATGATTAATCCTTACTGTTCGGCGGCATAGCTAATTATACTATGTCACCAAAGTTTTGTCAAGTAAAAAAGGAGAATAAATGGAATTATTTTTAACGATTATTATAATATGTGCATACGCTCTTACTTTATCGTTGCGATATTTGTTTGGTAAGGATAATGAGGTTTGTAAGCTGGGGTGTTCTAATATCAAGATTTTCTCTAATTTTGAAGGTTGCCCAATTTGTGGTGAAACTTCTGAAAAACACTTGACAAAGACAACGAAATAGTATATACTATTGTATATAGTGGGAGAAGTATAATGAACATTGTGGCTATTAACACAATATGGACTTTAATTGCAGCGATTCTGGTTTTTATGATGCAGGCAGGATTTGCTATGCTGGAAACTGGATTTACTCAAGCTAAAAATGCGACTAATATAATGATGAAGAACCTTATGGACTTCTCCATTGGTACGCTTGCTTTTTGGGCAGTGGGTTATGGGATCATGTTTGGAGTGGATGCGTTCTTTCTGACCGGTGCGACTGCACAGGTTACTGAAGGTTTGTCGACATTTACAACATGGATGTTTCACGTGGTATTTGCAGCTACAGCTGCGACTATTGTTTCGGGTGCGGTTGCGGAACGTACTCAATTCAAAGCATATTTAATTTATTCCGTTTTTATCACTGGTCTCATTTATCCGGTCGTCGGCCGATGGATTTGGGGCGGTGGTTGGTTAAGTGATCTTGGTTTTATGGACTTTGCAGGATCGACAGTAGTACATTCAGTTGGTGGATGGGCAGGACTTGCAGGTGCATTTGTCCTCGGACCACGAATTGGTAAGTATGTAAAGACGAGGGTTAAGGATTCTGGCAGTGGATCGGTAACTGTATACAAAGATGAAATAAAGGAATTTCCTGGACATAATATACCGCTAGCTGCACTTGGTGTGTTTCTGTTGTGGTTTGGTTGGTTTGGTTTCAATGCAGGTAGCACGACATCAGGAATGGATTTGTCTATTGCACGTATTATGGTAACAACCAATCTTGCTGCTGCAGCTGGTGCAGTTGGTGCATTGTTTTTCTCTTGGTTGGCAACAGGTAAACCTAGCGCACCACTTTCATTAAATGGTGCAATTGCAGGCCTTGTAGCAATTACAGCAGGAACTGCAAGTGTTTCTCCATTAAGTGCAGTAATCATTGGATTTCTTGGTGGTGTGATTGTAGTATTATCTATACGGTTTTTTGATCGAACACTTAAGATTGATGACCCAGTAGGTGCTATCTCTGCACATGCTGTAGTAGGTGCATGGGGTACGATTGCTGTTGGTTTATTTGCATCTGCAAAGTTTACCGGTGGCGTTAATGGTCTTTTCTTCGGTGGTGGATTTCATCAACTATCTATTCAGATTCTTGGTGTAGTTGCGGTTTTTGTTTGGACCACGGTAACATCATTGATATTGTTTTATACAATTAAAAAATCTATTGGTCTACGAGTAAGCGAGAAGGAAGAGAAGCGTGGTCTTGATCTCGGTGAACATGGTTCAGAAGCATATAATGGATTTCTTTCGAACAATCTTTAATATATAATTTCATGAACAAAGGACACCTACTTTTGCAAAAGAATAATGATTATTTTATACTTAGTAATGGCACTCACGTCCAGATAAAGAAAGGAGATAATAATGATAAAGGATTATATAGACAATGTGCCACCGGTAAAGTACATTGGCCAATATGCTTTACGTGTGGAAACGTTTGGGAATATATAGTAACAATGAGAAATAGGGAATTTAAGGTGTGCTCAAATCATATTGAAGATCTGGAATCGCTTCCTAAGTTATTGTTTTATAGTTTATAGGTATATGTTTTGAAGAAAAAGGATAATTACTATGTAGACAACATTGAACTTCTTAAGCATATGAAGGATTATAAAGAAAACAAAGAAAAAGATCCGAACGCACGAATAAATGATTATATAGCACGTTGTATACTGAAGATTGTTCGTAAGTTTGCAAGTAGAAAGAACTTTTCGGGATATACATATAAGGATGATATGATCTCTGGAGCTGTTGAAAATATATTATTGTATATTGACAATTTTGATCCAGAGATATCGTCTAATCCATTTTCATATTTTACACAGATTGCCTACTTCTCATTTCTTAGGAAAATAAGAGATGAGAAGAAGCATACTTATATAAGATTTAAATCAATGCAGAAGTTCTTTTTGGAAGATAATGTAGACAGTGTTCAAAATGTTGATCATACTACCGAAGGACATGATATTTCAATGACTAATCCTATGTATGATAATATGCAAGAGTTCATTGATGGTTTTGAAGGTACTATGGAAGAATTGAAAAACAAGAACAAGCAGTATAATATCAAGAAGGAAAAAGAAGATAGGAAAACGAATCGTGTTCAGTCACGGTATTCGCCATTAATGTTTGAGGATGAATAGTTGAAGATAGCCATAATAGGCGACACTCACGCTGGTGCAAGGGGTGATAAAAGACCGTTTCAGAATAATATGAGGCGGTTCTTTACAGATGAATTCTTTCCTAAAATAAAAGAAGAGAATATAACTAATATCATCCATACCGGTGATCTATTTGATAGAAGGAAGTATATCAACTTCAACACTCTTCAATTAACTAAGGAATGTTTCTTAGATGTGATGAAGAGTGAAGGGATATCATTTAGAATCATATATGGAAATCATGATGTTTCTTATAAAAACACAAATACTTTAAATTCTTTGGATTTGTTACTTAAAGAATATTCGAATATTGAAGTAGTTAGTAAGCCATCTGTGTTTGCATACAATGGTGTGAGAATAGCTTTAGTTCCTTGGATGAATGAAGAGAATGAAGAGGAGACAATTGATTTTATTGGAAGCAATTCATCGGTTGATCTGCTATGTGGACACTTTGATATTATGAATTTTGAGTTTACTCCTGGCGTGAAGAACGTTGAGAAGGGGTTGAACCCAAATACATTTATTGACTATAACCAAATTGTGTCTGGGCATTATCATATTCCTAGCAGTATGCTTAACATTCTATATCCAGGCAGTCCATATGAATTCACATGGAATGATTATGGACAAGATAAGGGGTATATTATATATGACACAAAAAATAAGTCCTTCGATAAAATCTCCACTCAAGCGAGAATGTTTTATAAGGTATTCTATGATGATGATGATGATTTTCAATTAAAGAAGACAAAATCATTTTTCAAGCTATATACCGATAAGTTTGTTAAGGTTATAGTCAAGAAGAAAGAGAACAAAAGAAAATTTGATGCATTTCTGAATGATATATATTCTTTCAATCCTCATGATGTATCTGTGGTTGAAAGCGACGAAACATTTATATTATCAGAAGATCAGATAAATACTGAAACAAAATCTACGATGGAGATTATAAACAATACAATCGATAATATGACAGTGGATGTTTCAACACAGGAATTGAAAACTCTATTTTCAGAATTATATTCTGAAAGTTTATCGTTGGAGATTGAGTGAGAAACGTTGATAGTACTTAAGAAACTTAAGTTTAGGAACTTCTTATCATACGGGAATTACTGGACTGATATAGATCTTGATGCAGCCAATTTAAATATACTTGTTGCAAAGAATGGCCAGGGTAAATCTGCACTTGTTGATGCAATAGTTTTTGGATTGTTTGGGAAGCCGTATCGTAAGATAAACAAACCAAATCTCGTAAATTCAATCAATGAAAAAGATTTATTGGTCGAAATTGGGTTTACCACTGGCGATAAGACCATCATGGTTCGTCGTGGTATTAAACCAGCCATATTTGAGATATTTCAGAATGGTAAGAAGATTGATGAGAAAGATAATATACGTGATCAGCAGATGTTCTTTGAAGAGAACATCATAAAAACTAATTATCGTACATTTACTCAGATTGTCATACTTGGTTCGTCTAACTATATTCCATTTATGCATTTGACCCCATCAGCAAGGCGTGAGTTTGTAGAATCATTATTGGATATTGATATCTTTTCTGTAATGAATCGATTACTTAAAGAGCGTATTTCAGTTCTGAGGACATTGAAAACCAAGAACGATAGTGATATTAAGAGAACAGAAGAGGTTATTGATGTTCAGAATGATATGGTGGATAAGTTAGAGACAAGGAATCAGAGTGAGATTAGAAACATTGATGTAGATATTCAGAAGTATGAAGATGAGATAGAAGGAATTAATGAGAAATTAAGAGAATTAAAGTCGATTGTTGATACTGATTATCAGCCTATCAATGAAAGGAGAGAAGTTCTTAGTAATAAGTTTGATAAGGGTCAGACTACATTGAGTGATATAAAGGCATCATTGAAGCGTATTGAGAAGAACATCAAGTTCATGACAGATAATACAAATTGCCCAACATGTAGTCAACTCATTGAAGAAGATTTTCGTAATGAATCAATAGAGGGTTATAAGAATGATATCGATAAACATAATACTCTAACAGAAGATGTGAAGAAAATTCATTCAAAAGTCATCGATGATATGAATGGTGCAGACAAGCAAATTGAGAAGTATAATGATGCTTGTAATAAGATGGATTCTTTGGAATCAAATTATATTATGATAAAGGCAGTGGTTCAATCTTTATTAGATAAGAAGTCTAATGTAGTTCAAGATAATCTAACAGAGGAAAGGAAGAAGCTCGATTCCCTTAAAGAAAAGGTTGGTCTATATGAGGAACATAAATATTTATTTGATCAGAAAGATGATCTCTATGATGTAGCTTCAAGGCTTCTAAGAGACGATGGTATAAAGTCATTGATTATATCACAATATATTCCAGTTATCAATAAATTGATTAATAGATATTTGGAAAAGATGAACTTTGGTGTTTCATTCACATTGGATGAAAATTTTAATGAGGATATAAAGTCGAGGTATAGAGATAGTTTTACATATGATAGTTTCTCAGAGGGGGAGAAACAAAGGATAGATATTGCTTTGTTGCAAACGTGGCGTAGTGTTGCTGAGATGAAAAATTCTATGTCAACCAATCTGCTCCTTTTAGATGAGGTATTTGACTCATCATTAGACGTAGATGGAATGGAAGATTATCTGCAAATTCTGAAAGGAGTGTCTCAGAAAAACAACATTTACATCATATCGCACAAACTGGAAAATGTGGCATCATTCGACAGAGTCATAAGGGTTGACAAAGTTGGTGATTTCAGTTATATTGATTATGAATAATATTTTGAGGAGTAAACGATGAATATTTCAGACCGTACTTTGGATGTACTAAGCAATTTTGCAAGTATTAACCAATCTATTTTGATCCGTGAGGGAAGTGAGCTCACGACGATTGCAGCTAGTAAAAATCTACTTGCAGAGACAACTATGGAGGAAAACTTTGGACGAAATGTTGGTATCTACGACTTGTCAAAGCTTCTTGGTGTTCTTAGATTATATGGGGAGCGTGATTTTGATTTCTCAACTGAGTATGTAACAATATTTAATAATAAGAATCGGAAGCAGTATACCAAATTCTACTATTCGGACGCATCTGTTATTGTTACACCACCAACAGGCAAATCGATTTCATTTCCAGAGGATGAAATTATAACAACATTTAATCTTTCATCTGCTGATTTGCAAAACATTATTAAGGGTTGTTCCATTATGACTTTGCCAGAAGTATCTATTGTTGGAACAGAAGGTGAACCAATTCGTGTATCTGGTCTTGATACAAGTAATTCTGCTATGGGTTCATTTAATCATGAACTGGAACAGAATGCAGATAACAACTTTGAGTTTGTTATTGCATTGGAAAATCTTATTAAGCTTATGCATGGTGATTATAATATTTCCTTTCTTAATACTGGTATTTCAAGATTTATTAACACAACGGTAGATATTAAATATTATGTCGCAGTAAATGCTAATAGTGATAATTCAACCTAAATATAATTAGTGAGGAAGGCGTCATGAAAGGGCCGGTAAAAAAGAATAAGAGTGATTTTTGGGAAGCTTTGAGAGTTCCTGATATTGTTAAGCAAAGAATTGACGTTATCAAGACACAAAGTAAATTTTGGAAAAAACTTCGTATTAAATTAAAAAAGTTTATTCCAATTATTCTTGTTTTAGGTATGGGAATATTTCTTTGGAATAACGGTGCCGCATTAGAGCTCTTTATGAACCTACTTAGGTTTGTAGGACAGCTGTTATTTGCTGTTTTATTTATGATTGTTCAGTTTGGTGCTTTGTTCTGGTTTATGTCCAGATCAAAGATTGAACGAATAAGGCCTGAAGATCCTAAACTTATCACATTCGATGACTATTGGGGACAACCTCGACTTAAGAGGCTTGTTCGCCAGTGGTTGGGATTACTTACAGATCGTAAGAAGTTCGTATCAATGGGTGGTCGATATATCAATGGATTGCTATTGTATGGAGCGCCTGGAACTGGTAAGACCATGCTTGCAAAGGCTATGGCAGGTGAGGCAGGTGTTGCATTTATTTCCATAGAAGGTTCGGGATTTCGTGCCATGTTTGTTGGTGTCGATGTTATGAAGATGATGTGGTTCGTTAGTAAGGCAAGAAAACTTGCAAGACGATATGGAGCTGCAATTGCATTCATTGACGAAATTGATGCTATCGGCCAATCTCGTGGTGGTGTCATGGGTGACAGCGGCGGTGGAGGCGGCGGTGGCATGATGGGTGGTGGTGGAACTGGTGCGTTAACCAGGCTACTCTATGAGATGGATGGTATTGAATCAAAAACCCTTAAGGAAAAAATTAGTGGTCGTTTCTATAAATTAGTAGGAAAGAAACCACCAGAGCGTGATTGGCACGTTCTCTTCATGGGTTCTACTAATAGGCCAGATGTCTTAGATCCAGCTCTCAAACGACCAGGCAGATTTGATCAACTTATTCAGATTGACAAGCCAGATAAAGCCGGACGTCGTGAAGTTGTTGGTGGATATCTAGAGAAAATCGTGCATGACGATTCAGTAGATGTCGAGTCTATTGTCATAAACAACAAGAATGCAACACCAGCACAGATTATGTCTGCAATTACCAAAGATGCAGTTCGTATTGCATTGTTTGCTCATCGTGATGCAGTTTCTCAGGATGATATTGATAGTGCATTTCTTCAGCAATACATGGGTATTGAGAATCCAGTTGAGGAGATGGATGAGGGACAACGGTGGACGATTGCAATTCATGAAGCAGGACACGCAGTTGCAACTCATTTTCTGATGCCGGATCGTCGTATTGCACACGTGTCTATTGTTAGACGTGGTGGTGCTATGGGTTTCGTTCTTGGTATGGAAGAGATTGAAATATATGGAGAGCCATTGAGTCGTATTGTTCGACGTATTATGGTTGCCATGGCAGGCCAAGCTGCGGTTCGTGTTATTCATGGAGAATCATGGACTGGTGCAGGTGGTGGTACTGGATCTGATTACGAGAATGTCAGGATAATGATTCATCATCTATATCATGAAGGATTTTTTGGGCCACCAACTAAGAGTCAATTACCAACATCTACTAGAAAGGGAAGAAGGAGTGAAGATGATGTGTGGCAGGAGTTGCATAACCAAACTGAGGATATATTGAGGAAGCACAAGAGTTATTTAATTGAGATTGCTGAAAATTTGATGGAACATAATTCATTGAGTAATAAAGAGATACTTAGGATTTTGAATAAAGATTTATTGGAACTTGACAAGCAGTAAAGAATAGAGTATAATATACACAATGAATATAGTGAACTCTTTGTGGTGTGAAGCATATAGACCACAAACTATTAGTGATACAATCTTACCTAAGAATATAAAGGATTCATTTCACGCATTTGTTAAAAAGAATGATTTACCTAATCTACTATTGAGCGGTGGGCCGGGAACTGGAAAGACAACTATTGCAAAGGCTGTGGTTCGTGAATTAG